ACTTAGATGAAGACCTAGACAAATGCGCAGAGTATCATGTCGACAAGCACATAGTAAAGATGCCTCTCGAGGCAGCACAACTCTTATGTACTGCGATATGGATTGATGCCAAACTAGGTTTTGTACCCCGTGCGCTTGACAAGGACGAACGTGAGGTACTAAATAGTGAGAAAGCCAAGATTAAGCACCTACCGCTTGACCAGCGACCGCTCACGCCATACCTACCGATGATGTACAATCATCCGTGCACGATATGGGTAAGGTCGAGCTTGGATAACTTTGAGTGGACTCATTGTTACGCTAACGCGTTAAATGATGAGTACCACTATCGTTATGGTAAACAACACAAATCCATAGTGGAAGTAGTAAATAAACTACCTGAGCCAAAGAATATGCCCAGACTTGGATTTACAGAATTTGGACTAGCAATGCCAGATGAGTTGAAAGACTATGAGAATCCGATACAAAGCTATCGGGACTATTATCATCTTGACAAAGCTACGTTCGCAGCATGGTCTCACAGAGACAAGCCTCATTGGTGGAATGAAGATTACGCCGACTATGAGGAAAGGATAACAGCAAAATGAAGCTAGAAGTGAATGGAATGACGATGGTTTTTTCAGATGAAATGAGCGAAGAAGATAGAAATAAAGAGATAGTGAAAAGACTAAATAATCTTTACTTTACTAAAAGACCAATCGTTATTAGAAAAAGTAATGGAGAAGAGTATAAGTTATTAAATGGCGTAAGAATGCAAGGTAAAAGACATTCATCATGAACTTATCAGAATTAATAGCAGTGGCAGAGGAGCCTCCAAGAGTTATGGGAAAAGCAGAAGTAATAAAACAAAACTTACAAGTACAGCATGATAAGGTTAGTGCCGAGATTGGCATACTTGAAAAAAAGTTAGCAGACAAGAAAGAGTACCTCGCAAAGATTGAAGGTGGAATAGATGTAGTTGACGAATTACTAAAATGATAGTAATTGAAGACAATTTTTATCCTAACCCAGATGAGGTGCGTGAAAAAGCATTAGAATTATTTTTTCACCCTGGAACTAAGGGTAGAAAAATTAATTTTGCAGGTGCAAGAAGCATATGCAGTTTTTCTGCACAAAATCGTATTTATTGTAGAAATAGAATATCTAAGTTAATAAATAGAAATATTGTGGCATTTCCAGCAGAGACAAGTAACTCTGCATTTACGCTTGGACTAAATAAAAATCCTTTACCTAATTGGGTTCATCATGACCAAGCAAATATAACAGAAAAAAAGATTGCTGAGCTTGATTGTCAAATGTTTGCCGCTGTATGTTATTTAAGTCCTAATCCTCCTAGAGGGTATGGAACAGGATTATTTAGACATATAAAAAATAAATCAAATTGGGTTCTTCCTAATACAAAACTAGGAAAGAAACCAACTTTTAAAGGGGAGTGGCCAGGGTGTACAGAGTTTGCCCTACATACTTACGCTGATAATTTATATAATAGAATTATACTTTATCCTGCTAGATATTGGCACGCTCCTTATGACGCAGGTTTTGGTCATGATAGAAAGACAGGCAGATTAATACAGGTATTCTTTTTTAACGCAGAAAAAAGTTGTGTAGAAAGAGGGTACGAGTGGACTTAAAAGTAGATGGCAGAACATATCGAAATATGGAAAAAGCTGTTCTCCATGAACACTTAATAAAACAAGAAAAGCATAGAGAAGAACTAAAAACTCTGAGTGCTCCAGATATTTATTTGTGGGATAAACCTACTAATCATGCCTATGTGTATACATTGTACGGACATGAAATGTACTTGACTTATCTTAGATACTCTATAATGAGTTTAAGATTGTCAGACCCTGATGCAAGAATAATAATATTTGCCGAATCAAATATATGGGAGAAAGCAGTAGAAGAACTGAAACATCTTGTGTTTGAACATGACATTAAGTATGTAAATGGAGTAGCAGCAACATATAAACAAGTAGTAGTTTGTCACCCAGCTTTACAATGGCATAAACAAATAACTTTTGTCGATGCTGACTTATTTTTTGTACATGACAAAAATCAAACTATGTCCAAAGTAAAATATGAGTTGGCAGGAATGTTAAATCGTAACCCTAAGTCTTTTGTATGGGCATTTGGTAGAATAGAAAAACCTAATGTTAGCCATACTTTTATGCACAAAAGAGGCAGAGAAGGAACAACAAATCCAGATACTTACGTATGGGACTTAGAAGAACAATTAGATTACGATATATCAGGATTTCTAGAAAAAGAAACAACTTGGAATATTTCGTATATATTTAGTTGTAATCCTAGAGCATTGGTAACTCCTGCTTATAAAGAGTGGGCTATGTACTCTATGTTTAATAACAACCTTTGTGATGAAAGTATATGGTATTTGTGGGCAAAGAAACATAAGTTCAAAAATTATCATATGAGTACACATTTTCAGGATATATTAGATATAAGTTCTGTAAAACATACAACAGATAAAGAATTACTATTATTTCAACCAATGTTTACAGATACAATGACAACAAAAGTACATAGAAGGTACACAACATTTTTAACAATATTAGAACTAGAAAATAAATATAGAGAGTTTATACATGACAGAGTACAACAACGACAAGTTTAACGAAAGAACAGCATTGAATATGCTAAAAAACCACATACTAAAAAGTTACGATAGTCACTACAGTATGAATAAAATCCAGTCAACCGAGTTCATCTTCGATGCTGGTCATGGAGAAGGCTTCTGTTTAGGCAACATTATAAAGTATGCGCAGAGGTACGGAAAGAAAGATGGAAGAAACGAGCAGGACTTACTAAAGATTCTGCATTATGCAATAATTTTACTAGGGGTAGAAAATGAGAATAAAAAAACACGAACAGATTACACAAGCGAATATAACCAAGGTAATTGAGTTATTAAATCCAACGGATGGTAGTAAACCTATTACCAAGAAGGAAGCCTGTGGTATATTAAATATTGCTTACAACACAACAAGATTAGGCAACATTATAACAGAATTTAACGAGACTATGGAGTTTCGTGCAAAACGAAAAGCACAGAACAAAGGCAAAGCAGCAACACCACAAGAGATTAAAACTACAGTAGGTTTGTACTTAGAAGGAAGTAATATTTCAGATATAGCAAAAGCATTGTATCGTTCTCCTGCTTTTGTAAAAGGTATCATTGAAAGAATTGGAGTACCTCAGAAGCTCTCAATGACAGACTATGAAGGAAGAAGAAACGCTATGTTACCAGAACAGTGTGTAGCAGAAGAGTTTAAAGCTGAAGAAAGAGTTTGGGCAATCAAACAAAATTACCCTGCTATAGTCCAAAGAGAACTAAGACCTGAACAGGCGACAGAAAGAGGATATAAAGTGTACTTAGTAAGTACAATAGAGTGCACACAAGATGATTTAAAAGATACGTACTTCCCACACTTAGAGCATGCTGGTAAACAATATTGTTTAGCTTCATACGAGTTGGGCAGTCTAAGACATTTACGAGAGTATTTGTAAGAAGGAAAATTATGGAATACATAATTGCTATGTGGTTATCCGCATGGCTTATACAACTATGGACTATATTTAAACCAATGTGGTTATTAATACCAAAAAACAATATGGTCGTACAACATAAATACATCACTGGAATTGTGTTGGGAGTATTGGTATTAATTTTAGTACCTGTACTATTACTACCAATGATGAGTGATGTACATAAATTAAGATTTCAGAATAGTTTTCTGAGAGGATTATTAGGAGAATAAAATGTATAGAGGCAACCCTTATTTTGAAGCATTAGCAGCTAAGTATAATGCTCAAATATTAGAAGCAGAAGCAGTTTTACAAACTTATTTCCAAAACTCAGTAGGTATCGGAGAACACTCTGAAATATTACCTGAGTTTGATAAATGGGTAGGTCAACTTGCAGAAGCAAAAGATAAATTAAAAGCTTTGCAAAGTCTACTAAGAAAATGAGTCAATCTTTAATATTAACTTATGATGGAGAAGATATAGCAGTAGTTAGAGATACTTATGAAAGAGCAGTATATGAGTATATGCATAGTTATGATTTTATAGGATTTGATAATTGGTTAGCAGAGGGCAACTTGCTTTGCCAAAAAGAACTCTATAAAAACTGTACTCATTTCGTTGATTTTGAGAACTGGAAAAACGAATTAGATACGTTAAACTTACATCCAAAAGATACATCAATTATGGTAGGTCAAAAAAGTATATCGGACTACAAGAATTGGTATACAATGAAGAGCGCAACTCTAATATACCAGCTGTACCATGAAGAAATTAATCACTTCGGGTATAGCTATTAAAAAATAGTTCTTGACTCATGCTCAAAATTCGGATATAATATATTTATAATAAGGAAATAAGCAATGAGCGACAGGTATTACACACAAATGCTAGAAACCACAGGTTGGTGTCCTGGTTATCGCAGTACCTATACTCTTGCCGAATATAAACAAAACTATAAACTAAAAAGGAAAAGAACTATGGCGTGGACAGACGAAAGTAAAGAACAAGCAGTTGAAATGTATACTGCGGAAGAACCAACTCCAGAAAATAGCATGGAGATTGTTAAGAATATTGCTGAAGAATTAGGCGAGAGCCCAAATGGTGTCAGAATGATTCTTACTAAAGCAGGAGTTTATGTTAAGAAAACTCCAGCAGTTAAATCCTCATCAGGTGGAGGCGGCGGCAGAGTAAATGTTGCAGCAGCACAAGATGGATTAACTCAAGCTATTAGTGATGCAGGCGAAGAAGCAGACAGTGCTATCATCAGTAAATTAACTGGTAAAGCAGCAGTATACTTCACTAACCTAATCAACAAACTTAACGATTAATACCCCTGGAATGTGGGTAGTCTTCGGACTGCCCGCACTTTTTTGCATCTAACAGAAAGACCTTGCAAGACGATACCATGATTGGACGGTAATAGATATTAACCTACCAACAAGGAACGCATGAAAAAAGACGATTTTGTTAAAAAAATTGATGACGCTGGTGATGCAGTCGTCACTTATCGCAGTCAGAATAGTCGCAGAATGAAATATAATGTCTGTACTAGAGACTTTGATAATAAATATATACAGGAGAAAAGAAACAGAGCAAAGCCGAATAATAATCAAGTATTATTGTTTTGTTGGGACACTGATTCTTATAGATTATTATCTCCTGAAAGTGTAACTTCTATCCTTCCTCTAGCGAGGATTTTGAAAAATGATAGAACTACATAACGCACCCCCTGTTTACGAAAAAGAAATAGGCTATAACGAAGCTAAACATGAAAAAATCTTTGTTATGGTTAATACTTTTCGTGGAACAGAGTATCTACATATAAGAAAGTACTATCAAGACTTTGACGAAGAATGGAAACCAACAAGGGACGGCATTGCCATGCCTTTAGATTTTGATAATAGTCGTGGACTGTTTGAGGCATTAGTAGAGATACTTTCTATATCAGAAGTCAAAGGAGTACTAGAAACTCATTTCAAAGAAGTGTTAGACAAGATATACCTATAGCATCAAAAAATAATCCTTGACAAATCCTTAAAAATTCTGTATAATATTCATATGAACAAGACAGAATACCTAGAATTGTGTAATCAAAAGTATGCAGAAGGCAATCCAATATTGCCTGACGAAGTATACGATAGACTCGTGGAAAATACCGAACTTGAAAGTAAAGTTGGGTATGATGTCACAGAGGAAAGATTTAAACACCCCTTCCCAATGTATTCATTACAAAAAGTTTTTATCGGAGAAGATAAACAACCACAATGGGATATTAAACAACCACAGATAATGACTGCCAAGTTGGATGGTGCAGCCGTGTCTATAACTTATATAGAAGGCGTACTGACACAGGCGTTGACTCGTGGTGATGGTAAAGCAGGACTAGATATTACTGATAAAATTAAGTGCTTAGTGCCAAATGAAATATGGAGTAAAGGATTGAAACAGATTACTGGAGAAATCGTTGCCCCTAAAGAAATACCAAATGCTAGAAATTATGCGAGTGGTGCTTTGAATCTAAAGGACTTAGAAGAATTTAAATCCCGTAATCTTACATTTATATCTTATGGTATTCAACCAGCAATTTGTGCTGAGTGGAGTGCTGATATGGGTATGCTAAAAGATATGGAATTTAACACTGTCACACAAAGTGATTGGACTGAATTTCCTCACGATGGTAAAGTTGTAAGGGTCGACTCTAATATATATTTTGAAACATTAGGCCACACCTCACACCATCCAAGAGGAGCTTTCGCTCTGAAGACAAGACAGGCAGGAGTAGTTACTCGACTCTTAGACGTTGAATGGAATGTCGGGAAGTCAGGTGCTGTTTCACCAGTTGCAATCTTAGAGCCGTGTATCATTGGTGAAGCGACAGTAAGTAGAGCAACCCTACATAATATCGGATATATCGAGGCGTTAGACCTAGAGATTGGATGTGATGTGGAGGTTATTCGTAGTGGAGAAATCATACCTCGTATTGTTAAGAGAGTATGAAATTAAAGGATAGAATACAAAAAAGACTAGATGTACTAGAATTTATGATGGAGAATAATGTTCACATCGCAGACCCCAACGGGTGCATGGAGTATAGTTTAACTATTAGCAAATTTTGGTCAGTTCTCTCAGAAGAAGATAGAGATTTTGTCCAAGGCTGTCAGTCTTCAATCGAAGAAGGATGGGAGTGGAAGAAATGAGTGGCGGAGTATATAATCAAACCTTTTTCAACAACCATCCGTGGGAAAAAGAAAAAGACGGCATACTATACGGAATAGTACTGGTAAACATGCAAACATGGGAACGAGAAACAATAAAGGTAGGCATCGCAAAAGGGCGAACATTCAAAGACGCAGTAAAAAGAGGGCGTGGGTTTACAAACTACGACATCAGAATACAGAGACTTTGGCAGGGGACGATATACGATTGCTGGAGATGGGAACAGAAACTACATAAGATGTACGAAAATGACAGACACAAAACACAACACCATTTTGGAGGGCATACGGAATGCTTTAGCATGGACTCAAAAATCCTACACAGCTTCCCCAAGAAAAATGAAATATTTAGGGATTAGTGAGGGATTCCATGATGCCGCAGTGGCACATATGGAAGACGACAAAATTCTATTTGCAACTCAAGCTGAGAGATATAGTCGTGTTAAGAATGATAGAAGGCTTCCTGTAGAGTTTAAGAAACTTGAGTGTGACAAAAGTTTCTTTTATGAAGATACAGAACTTAAAAATGCTCGTAGAGTATTTAGTGGTATGAAACCTACAGAAAATGGTAAGTTTATAACAAATCACGTTAGACATCATGAAAGTCATATGGCAGCAGCATACTATACTGCTCCTTTTGTTCCAGATGTCACAGTAGTTATAGATGCTATTGGAGAATGGGACACAGCAAGTATTTGGGTAAACCACGAGAAAGTTTGGAGTCGAAAGTACCCATGGTCGCTAGGATTATTCTATAGTGCGATTACGAAACGAATAGGACTCAAACCAAATGAAGATGAGTACATAACAATGGGTATGGCGGCATATGGAACTCCTTGTGTAAACATGGACAAGATAGTACATACAAATCTACATAAAGGAATACCAACAAAAAAGTGGTTTTGGAATACGCCAGAGGATATAGCCGCAAGTGCACAGATGCAGATTGAACATGAAATTGGAAAGATATTTGATAGAGCCAGAACTTATGGAGATAAAGTAGCCTATGCTGGTGGCGTTGCATTAAACTGTGTAGCAAATAGTAAGATTAGAAATAAGTTTAAAGAGATGTGGATATTTCCAAACCCAGGAGATGCAGGTAGTGCACTAGGTTGCATACTGGCACATACAAAACAAAGAATAGAATTTAAAGATACTTTTTTAGGATATGATATTGATAGACCTATCAATCCTATTCAAGTAGTAGAAGAATTAATTAATAACCGAATGGTAGGAGTAGCAAATGGAAAAGCAGAGTTTGGCCCTAGGGCGCTTGGTAATCGCAGTCTGCTTGGCGATATCCGTTATGACATTAAAGACACCGTTAATGATGTCAAAAAACGACAGAAGTTTAGACCCTTCGCTCCCGCGATATTGGAGGAGTTTGTAGATGAATACTTTGAAGGCCCGACTAATGAGTTTATGCAATATGTTGCGAAAGCAAAACACGACCACACAGCAGTCACCCATGTTGATGGAACTGCAAGAGTACAAGTGGTTAGAAAAGACAGCACATCAGCACTGCGACCCATACTAGAGGCGTACTACGAAGTGACAAAGATACCAATGTTATTAAATACAAGTTTGAATATTAAAGGTCAACCTATGGTTAACACATGGGAAGACGCCAAGTTATTTGAAAAAAGATATGGGGTAAAAGTATTTTGAGCGAGTCAGTACTAGATTTAAATTATGTAGACAATCCTGATACTTGTAAAAGGTATTCAAGTTCGCACCCAGACATCTATTTCAATGGAGATAGTTTTGTGCAGGGCATGGAACTGCATGATAGATTTAATGGTTGTTTTACACATTTAGTTGCAGAACATTTTGACCAAACATGGAGTAGATCATCAAAAATAGGTGGAGGTAACGACAGAATACTAAGAGTTAGTAGTACTGATATGATACAAATGCCTAAAAAACCTAAGTTAGCAATTATAGTATGGTCTGGACCAAACAGAGTAGAGTACTTAAATAATCTAGGAATATGGAGACAAGTAGGACATCTTCGTTTTGGTTTTGATAAGAGAGAACTATTGATTAAACATAGTGAAATATATTGTCATCCTGACATGACACGCGACCAGTACGAAGGTTGGAAAAAATATATGAAAGACTGCAGGAGTATTAAATGGAATTTATTAGAAACTCTGCATTATATGATATATCTTAGACATATATTAAATGGACTAGGTATTCCACACTTATACTATTGGATGTCTAAAGGACAAGTAGATTGTGCTATAAAAACACTTGATGAAACTAGGAAGGAAGGCGCTAATGTAGTGTGGGAACAAAAGTATAATATGAAAGAAAAAGATTTCATAAGAGAGATTCCTGAATTACATGATGAAGGCTTCTATGAAATGACAAAATACAGACTTAAAAATAAGTACGGGCCGCTTGACCACCCACTAGAAGATGGTCATAGGGCGATGGCCGATAGAATAATAAAGGATATATATGATAAAAACTTGGATAAACTCTTTAATAAAAAAGATTAAAGCATTACACTTTCAATGGAAAAATCGAAACATTGTAGAAGATACACACATCTACGAGGAGTAGTAAATTTTGAATGTGGAAATTTTCCTGAGCAATTCAAAAATAGTTCTTGACAGATGCTTAAACTTTTTGTATAATATATTATATATTTGAGAGAGAAAAGAAATGACAACGATTACACCACCGACTAACTGTCCTTGTTGTGACTCCATACTGGAGTTAGTAAACGAGCAGTTGTTCTGCAGAAACACAAAGTGTCCTGCGCAGTGGACTAAAAAGTTAGAGTCCTTTTCATCTTCTCTTAAAATAAAAGGGCTTGGGCCTTCGACTATCTCTAAGTTAGGTGTCGAATCTCTGCCCGAGCTTTATGAACTTACTGTATCAGATATACAGAATAGAATACATAGTGAAAAATTAGCTGAGAAACTTTTTGACGAACTAGAAAAGTCAAAGAGTAGCAAGTTGGTAGACATTCTACCTGCTTTCTCAATACCACTTATTGGTCGGTCGGCTTCTCAAAAATTATGCGATACAATATCAAACATCGAAGATATTAGCGAGAACAGTTGTACTGAGGCAGGTATCGGACCAAAAGCATCAGCTAACTTGGTAAATTTCATGGAAACTGAATTCTATCCTAATAGATACAAAGACACATTACCCTTCAATTGGAATAATAAAATTAATAAAAAGAAAGAGGTCACAGGTGTTGTATGTATAAGTGGTAAGTTAAAAAGTTATCCTACAAAGGCTCATGCTACGAAAGTACTAGAGTCATATGGATTTGTAGTAAAATCAAGTCTAACAAAAGAATGCACTCATCTTATAAATGAGTCAGGCATTGAGTCAGCAAAAACACAGACAGCTCGTGACCGAGGTGTTATAATAATAAGTAATATTAAACATTTAATTGGAGAAAATTAAAAATGGCATTACCAAAATGGACAGACGAAAGAACTTCAGAGTTAACTTCTTTCGTGGGCAGTGAGTCCCCTATCTCACAAACTACTGTTGCTTCAGCAGCAGAGCAGTTAGAAACTTCTGTAAGAAGTGTATCTAGCAAATTAAGAAAAATGGGTTATGATGTAGAACTAGCTTCTGCTTCAGCTTCTAAGTCTTTTTCAGACGACCAAGAAGCAACTCTTAGCACTTTTGTGCAAGACAACTCAGGTTCTTACACATATGCAGAAATTGCATCAAACTTTGAAGGCGGAGCTTTTTCAGCTAAGTCAATTCAAGGAAAAATCCTTTCTATGCAGTTAACAGAACATGTTAAACCTGCACCTAAAGTTGAGACTGTAAAGTCATACAACGAACAGGAAGAAGGACAGTTCGTATCATTAGTTAATGATGGTGCGTTTATTGAAGATATTGCAGAAGCTATGGGCAGAAGCGTAAATTCAATCAGAGGAAAAGCTTTATCACTACTAAGAGCTGGTGAAATCAATGCTATTCCTAAGCAGAAAGAAACAAAAGGTTCTAGCAAAGCTGACCCTTTAGCAGGTGTCGACATTGACGGCATGACTGTTGAAGAAATTGCTGATGAAATCGGCAAAACAGTAAGAGGCGTGAAAACAATGCTTACTAGAAGAGGTCTACAGTGCTCAGACTATAACGGAGCTGCTAAAAAAGAAATAGGCTAATACCTATTCATCGCGGGCGAGCTTTCCTTCGGGATTGCCTCGCCTTTTTTATAATTTAATAATTGTCTTGGGAGATTCAATTGACATTAGAAAGTGCATTACTTAAGCAAATACTTGCAAACGGTGATTTTCAGGCATGGAATGGTCTGAAAGAACACTACTTTCCAGAAGGTGAGTACCGAAAACTGTGGAAGATAGTAGATAAACACGTACACAAGTATCATGACTTACCAACATTTGAAGATTTAAAACTGGAGATTCGTTCAAGAGAACTCCAAGAAAAAATCTATGCCATCGAAACGGTGGAAACAGATGTTGATGCTATTCTTTTGCTAGATTATTTAAAAAATCAATTTACACAAAGTGAGATTCTTACTAGGATTGAATCTTTTGTGGATACTCAAATAGCTATCGGCGATGCTCGTGAGAACATTGACTTGTTACAAGAGATTGTAGTACAAGTAGAAGATAGAGTAGAAACTACTAGCGATAACGAAAGTATGGATACTATAGAGCTATTTGATAGTGAGGAAGACTATGCAAAATACCTTCCTCTGGGTCTTAATTCAGAGTATGATTTTGACTATAAATTCTCTCCCAAAGACTTAGTCGTTGTTGGCGGAAGTCGTGGTGGAGGTAAATCATTCACTTGTTGTAATGTTGCACAGTCAGCTACCGAAAAAGGTAAGTCGGCTTTATACTTTACAATCGAGATGGAACCAAGACAAATTCTTCAAAGGATTTGTGCTATGGCATGTAATGTTCCTATCAAACGAATCAACACTAAAAACCTATCCCCTATGGAATGGTCTAAGATTGCTGATTGGTGGGCAGGAAGATTTGAGAAAGGAGAAGAAGCTCGTGAAGAGTACAACGATCATCAGGATTTTGACAAGTTTCATTATCAGTTGACTCGTAACCCTTTGCGTGAAGATATCCCTCAAGTCGATATTTATTATGACCCAAGTCTTACACTAGCTAAAATTATTAGTGTAGTAAGACAAAAGGTTGCCGCTACTCCAGACCTTGGAGTAGTTATAGTTGATTACCTAAACCAAGTCAGACGCCACAACGCCCCGAGTCGAGGTGGTCAGTACGAATGGACTGAGCAGATAGAGATATCAAAAGGGTTAAAATCTTTAGCCCAGGAGAACAATGTCCTTGTTCTCTCAGCATTTCAAACAAACGAAAAAGGAGAAGCAAGATTTGCCAAGGGTATACTTGACGCAGTTGATGCTGCCTACAGTATTCAGCATTGGGGAGATACGGAACCTGCAATCAAGTTGAAATGTGATAAAATGAGAAATGGAAAAGTAGAAGGTTTTGTATCTACAATGAACTGGGATAGTTTGAGAATCGGCCCTCAAAATGAGATAGACCCAGACGAAAGAGCCGAAATGAAAGAAGCAATGTCAACAGGAGAAAGCTCCTATGATTTATAATCCTTTACAACAAAGAATATGTATTGGAGAAATATCAACTAAAGATTTACTAAGAACAATACCATCTATAGACCTATGGAATGTAGAAGGATGGTACAAGCGACAGCAGAATAGATTAGACATAAGACTGTACGCTTTTATAAAAGATGTGTTGAGCCGTGGGTTTGTGAATCCAGTTGTAGTATGGTATAGTGACCAAACAAAACAGTTTGCTATACATCCAGGTATGAATAGACTTATGTTAAACAAAGTACTAAACTTAGATATGCAGGCATGGGTAATTAGTTATGACGTAAATAACTACAAAAGATTAGGAAAACTATTCCCAGGTATTACTAAGTTAAAAACTGATGCGAATGGCAACAGAGATATATCTTTAACAGCTCAACACAGAACAGATAACAGATTATACGAGATAGTATTCGACAATGACAGAATACTACCACTACTAAGAAATGCAGATAATAGTGCAGAGTGGAACGAACTATCCAGTAATACAGGATTTCATATATGGCAAGACAATAAATATATTGGAGCTATAGGAAATGCAAAAGAACACTGGCAAGTTGATGGAGTTGCAGGAGTATATGAACTAACACTAAAATATTATTTTAACAGGAAAACAAACAATGCTTTTGTACACAGAAAAACAACTTAAAGTAGCGTACACAACGTACCTGCAAAAATTAATAGGAACAAACAGACAAGGAATAGAAATACCTTTTCCTACACTAGAAGAATTTAGATTAATCTACGAAGATGAATGGAATCAAAGATATAGGGAGATGGACAGTGGCTTATGATAGAGTAAGTAGAGAAACAGCAGAATTAGTACCACTTCCTCCACATACTTGGTATGTAAGAACAGTCGGGTGGTTACTAGAACAAGAAAAAGTAAAAGAGAACATAAAGAATGTTCCAATAAATGAAA